CGCCAGTAAACGTAAATGCAACGTTTGTGCTTGTGACATCACCGACAGTCACAGTCGAACCAACACTTGTAATCAACACGCTGCCCTCGATCGTTTTACCTGTGGTCAACGTCAGCGTTGCGGTGATAGCGCCTTGCGAATCTGTGTTGATCTTGGCGTAAACATCATCAAGCAAGCTGTTTTCATACAGCAAAGTTGCGCTACCGGACGCACCTCGCAAACCTGTGACGTATGTCCTACTGGAATCGCCCAGGTTCGTGGTTTCTAACGTATCGCGTGAAATATCAATACTTGCATCACGAACTACAACCGTCGAGTCGAGCCCAGTGATGGAGAAATTCCCTGTAGTGCTGGTGACGGCCATGAGGATCGCCTTTTAGCTCATTCTAAGCTCTGCCGTCAAGCTAACGCTAACATTCGACCGTCCAGGTGCAACGCTCTCAACTTGAGGGGGTGAGCCTTCAGCGAAGCACCACAAAAGGCTTGCTCCAGTGGCGCTTGCGTTCAGCCAGCTGGTCAGCGTCGCATCCGCTCCATCGAATAGCACACTAGGCAACGTGAGGCTATCTACCGAGCCTTTTGCGGTGTTGTATGCGTTGAGGATCGCGGAAGTGTCTGTGTCGCTGATGTTGTTGAACCTTAGTCTCAGCTCTGCCTGACTCGGCAAAGAGGCAAACAGACGACGAGTTGTAACGCCAGACTGCGATACATGGCTCTTAACCGGATATGTCGGAGGCTTGAAACTCCGGCCCGAAGGCTTAATTGACGGGAATGCTGTGGTCATTGCACTTAAGTGATGGTCCAGTTTCCAGCTGTGTCAAAACCGTCAGCAACCAACGGAATACCAGCACCAGTTACTGGCATGTGCAGCGCTTCTATTGTAAAGGTGCCGTCTTGGTCCGCAGTGATCTGCTCAACCTGATAGGTTCTCGACTCCTGGCTTGACTTGATCTCAGTAAAAATAATTCCAGTCGGTGTTGCTCTAGTGCCACTACCGGTTACAACCAAAGTTTGCACACTCGGATCACTGCCAGAGTCGGGGTCCCAAGCGAAAACAGAATAACTACCATCAGCAAAAGCCTCTGATGCCACAAGATCCCCCGCTCCAGTGACTACACCATTACTGAAATCGGAATACTCTGTTGCGTCCATCGCAACATTGATGTAATCACCAGGCGCAATGCTGTTGTAAATAGACTCGTGCGTAACCTTGAATCTCACAACATGATCAGTCAACCTGCGCATTCTGATAATGAACTTTGCAGCGTCGATGGCATGATCCCGCTGAGTGCAGTAATCAGTCATATCCAGAGATACCGTATCCAACGGGGTATAGCTTGCTTCTTTAATCAGCACTTCTTTTACGGTAGAAAATGCGCCTTCGCTTAAAAGATCAGAAGATGAGCGCTCTTCCCGATAAGTGACACTAACTTCAATGGGCTCCCTATCCTCTGGATTTAAATACTCAACCTGATAGCTGTCTTCAAGAATGTTCCCGACAGTAAAAAGCCCTTTAATGTCTGCGGCGACAAATGTTGAGCCAGATACAGGCAGAGCTGGTTTAAGCGTGAATCGACCGTTTATCTCAGCAAAATACAGTAGATGTGTTGCAGCAAGATCTGCGGCATACTGCCTCAGATTTATCTGATCAGCAATAACACCATTGAAGAAATAGCCTCTGCTTTCACACCAATCGTTAGCTTCCTTAAATCCAGCAATATCATTCATTTCATCCTTAATCAAATCGCCCATTCCGTACCTGTCGTTAGTCATCAAGTCCAGCAAGATTTCTGGAAAGCGATACAAGGGGCTTGGTGTTGGGTTAAAAGGCAAGCCTGTGTATGAATCCAGCCGCCTAGATTTAATACCTTGGTCTACATAGCCAGAAAATTGCGTAAATTGCTGCCACTCAGTTGAGTGTCGAATGTTATTGCCAACCAAAGCAAGGTTGCTGTAGTTGCCCGTTTGACCCGTTACGATCTCATTGACGTAAGAAACTTTATGTTCTGGACCTTTTTCAGCACTGGTCGAAATCTCCTCATAAATAAAATCTTCTGCGCATGTCATAAACTCATCAATCATCGCTGAGTATCCCGTGCCAATCTCAGTGTCTACAGCCTCAAGAGACTGGAATGTATCATCAGGTTCACCATTTTGCGTGTTCTTTGTATAGGAAGCAGTTAGGCCAGGATCTGCCTCGTTAAACTTTGACCTAACGTCGTTGTGGAATGGGTAAGTAAAAATTTTGCCATTAAAAGCGACTTGGACGGCGGCGCCACCGTACGAAGCGACCGTTTGATACTGGAAGCCTTCATTTGCGTCTAGTAAGTAAAAATCACCAGACGTTTTTTGCCTAATCTCGAATCCGGTTATTGGGCGAAGCCTAAAAATACGCAGCTTGGCCGTTGTAAATTCAACTCTTAAAAAGTTGAATACTGGTTGCATTGTTTGGCTTTGAACAGCAAAAGTCTTGCCGCTATCGACCCAGTCATTGTCGGCATCGGCATTCATTTCTTTATACTGCAACGTAAAAAATGCAAACCTTTTGACTGACACACTGACCGTGTTGCTTTGATAAAACTCGCTCTCATAGTTATCAGTATTGGCGAACGTTTCACAAAACAAATCGTCTGTAACTTCATAGGTCTTTGCGTCTTTAAAGTTGCAAAGTCCATTGACCCTATGCCCTAGTGTTGAGGCGAAACCAATCTCAGTAATATCGCAAGCTCGCGTGTTTGTGACCACAGCCTGTGCGTAACGCAGAATGTGCCCTTTATTTGTTGCTACCGCACGCTCAACTGGAGACGGGTTGTCTACCGCTGAACCTGTATATGCACCTTTTAAATGAGCTTCCGTATATGCCTCAACAGATCCAGGTTCGACAATCTCAAACGTGACGTCAATTTGTTGGGTTGTGCCTACTTCATCGGCCTCTGATCTAAATACTTCGCCAGAAGGACTACGAGAGGTGCAAACCCCGATCGCACTGCCAATCTTGTAAAGTTCGCCAATAATTAAATTCTGATCATAGTACGTTTGCCTAGAAGCAACGCTTGAAGCAACATCTTTGCTTAGCTCAGAAGTGCCGTTTTCAGTAAACGTAATCTCCTTCTCTGATTCCTTGAGCAGAACATAAGTGACATTATCTCCTACGGCTAGGGATTGCGTTCCAGATACATTAGAGCCGTTTTTCTTGGTTATGCCGCTAAAGCTCGCATAGTTGTATCTAAACTTTCTGCGCTTTGCAATCTGAGGCCCATCCTTAGGACACCTAACCTCATACCTATCGTCACCCGAGCCTGCCCGTTGATTAACTTTGACCCCGGGCCTTACAACAGGATTCACCTTGAAGGCTAAATCGTTGCCAATCAAAGAGTAAACACCAAATGTGGTGCTTGAGGAAGGCGTATGAACGGACGAAAAAGCTGCCGTTTCAGTTGGCGAACTGCCAGTATGAGCTTTAAAAACCTCCTCTGTAGGCGAAGTTGCAGATGAGCCCCCACCATTAGCCCTACGGTCATTGATCCCGCTTCTGCCGAAAACTCGATCGTTTTCTACGATCGCTCCACTATCAAGACTTGCGTAAATCGTTGCTCGCGCAGCAATTTCAGTAGCAGAGTTTGTGGTGTACTTATAGTTCTTGAGAAGGTTAGAGCCAACTGCCCACAGATCATCATCAAATTCACCCATCTCACCTTCTCCGGCAAGAAATACGGCCCGCAACATTTGCGACGTTCCAAATGACAACATCTGCGACCAAACAAGTGGCATGTTCACGCGAACACCGCCAACTTTGACTCCGCCTACAGACCTATTCGCATAAACAAGAGGAACTGGGCTGCCAATCTTAACTACATTTTGTACTGAGTCAAAACCGTAACGCGGCGAAAAACTCTGGTTTGTAAGAATTGGATCATCAATGTTTTCAGTTTGCTTGATTTGGCCAGGGCTGCGTGGTGCATCAGGCACGCTTGGCCTTAACAGCGATGAAAGTGCTGTTAAACCAATGCCAATCACAATGTTAATGATGGCAAGGGTTGCAATCTCACCCGCAACCGGCCCTTTAATCGGGTTCTCTTTTAAATACTGCCTTGCATCTGCCTGGAACGATTGAAACTCTTCTTCCGTCAGCCCCAAAAGGCTGCAAAGGTAACGATCGGAAGGGAGCATAGTCATCGAAACGTCCTGTACTCCAGATTTGCAACTTTTTTGCTGGGCAGCCAATGCACGCCACGCTTGTGGTGCGGGAACAGAAGCCCGTTATCCACGATGATACCTAAGCCCAAGTGCGTTGGCTCATCAAACAAAGTCAACGCATACTCCTGCTGAGGGCAAACAACTGTCCGTTCCAACCATTGACTCTTCAATGCAGCCCACTCGTTACGAGCTGCCATCTTGTCACCCGGTTGGATGCGACGTTTAACAGCTAGGTAAACTTTAACGATCTTCAGAACACCAGG